GAATTAGGGTCTCCTGAACACCAATAATAGCTGTTAATTTGGAATAATCCATAATCAGTTGAACCATCTGTATTTTTATTTGTTGCATCACAATTATAAGAACTTTCATATTTAGATATACATACCATTGTTGGAATAGATGAATCTGAAAATCCTGATTTTCTTAAATAATTGGCTACTTGACATTCTGACTCTTTACTATACTTTACTACAGTATTAATATCATCGTCATATAAACTATAATCACAATCTATTTGTTCCATTACCAATGGCTTGTTAATATTTTTGGTAAATCCATAAGATTCTAATGATTTCTTTACTTCTTCATCATATAATTCATTAAATTCACTTACATTTCTAGCCAATACAAATAAAGATAGCTTTAAATTATCAGATACAATCGAATATTGATATTCATTATTAATTAATGGTCCTAGTTCAATTACCCAATACGGAGCATTTCCAGGTGTTCCATCTAAGTCTACTGTTAATTGTCCACCACTATTTCCATTTTGGTAATATGCATACCCTGTTATCTGGTCCAATGTTCCATCCTTATCTATTTGACTATTTAATACAGAAATATTATTTCTATCTAATATTAAATAATCGGCAACAGCACAAGTTCCAAATCCTTGAAATGACATATCACTTAAATCTTTATATACTTGAAACCATCTACCATCATAACTTTTCAAATCTAACATTTCAACCGGCTTATATTCTTGCGCAAAACAACTATATACAAATAAAGTAAACATTAATGCTAATGTAAAAAAAACTGTCTTCTCATCTGGTATAGACATCATAATATAGTCCTAATTATATTATTATGTTTAAATCAATTATATAAATGTTTAATATTCTGGAGCATGCTTCTTAAATAAACAACCTTGTGCATCTATTCCACTGTGACAATTAATATCACACGCATTTTGATATTCACAATTTGTCAACCATATTTTTATAATACAAAAGTTCTTTTTTGGAGAAATTGTTATTCCATTAATATTTTTTTGTAATTTTTTATTATTTGATAATGTCTCTCCTACTAACCCAAATGTCAACTTTTTCCAACAGTCATATACTATTTTATTACTTACTTTATATGAAAAACAACCACCACTCCTATTTTTAGGATCCTCCCATAGAGGCGTAATTCCTTTGCGCATTACGAATAACATACAATTTTTTACTAACTTCGGGGGTAATGCCTCTGTTATAGAGATTACATCTTCCAATGTCTTATGATTATAAATATTCTTATAACTATTTAAAGACCAATCTGTATCATGCGGTAAATGTGCCCAAAGACACCATTCATCAGAAAGAGGATGCTGTTGCATATTAGAATTTACCAAACTATGGGAGTCCTCCATTATAATATTATCTATCAATTTTTTTTTAAATTATTTAAATAATATTATTTAATTAATCTATATGTGCTTTTAATAACTCTTGGTTTATTATATTACTCATTAACTCATTTCTTACATCCTTTTTTTCTAAATCTATTTCTTGTTCCTTTTTTATATTTTCTCCCTCTTTTTTCATTGGAAACGATGTCAATCCTACCTCATTGAATTTTATGAAAAACGGATTATTTAAATTTGAAATTATCATGTCATTAGTCATATAATTTACACTAAAATTATCCCCTATTTCTATATTATAAATATTTCTCATGTAGTATTTAAAAAAATTTGATTTTAATACATTATCTTTTATTAAATAATTTCTTGGCTCTTTTAAATTGATATCATATTTTATATCCCCACTTTGTAATTGAAATATTATGAATCCTACATCACTTACATGTATATGATCGTTTACATTTTCTACTATTTTATCACTCAATATAGTATAATTTTTTTTAGAATCAATTTTGTCAAATTTTGTTTGTAAAATAAAATCATAATTATTTTCATTATTATTTAACGCTTTTGATGCATCTACTATATTTTTAAAGCTTAAAATCTCTTCTCCATTTTTTATTACTTTAATTGATTTTCTAAAATAATTATCAGTTAATTCATGAAATTTAGGTCGCACTCTTTTTATATAAAATTCATTTATTAATGTAGTTAATTCTAATAATTTCCAACTTACCTTAAATCCAATATTTTTTACTAACTCATAACCCTTATTCATATACTCTGAATTAATAGTTTTAAAACTCATTACTAAAAAAAAACCTATTCCCAAACAATATTTACTATTTAATAGATTAAATATCATATAATTTAAAAAGTAATTATATTTTTAAATTATTTAATTATAATTGTTTATATCTTTTGGAGTTCCACTTCTATAATCATCCGGGTTATATTCATTATTATTTTTATCAATAATTACAGTTGGATTCCTTACTACTAATAGCTCCTCTGGATAATCATTTGGGTATTTCACATCATAATCTAATTTATCCGATTTTGGATTTAATCCAAACACAAATAATAATACTGCCGTTATATAAGTCATTAAAATAAATGGAATAAATACTATTACCCATGAAACTATACTTAGACCTCTTTTACACAATATATTTAAAAGTAATGTAAAAATAAACATTACAATTGTTTTAAAAAATGCTTGATTGTAAAATCCCTTGAATGTGTCAATTACTATTTGAATCAACGAAAAACCTAAATATAAAATAGCAGGTGGACATAGACTATCAATCATATATAATATAATATCATAAAATTATTTATTCATTAAATATAGCTTCTCCATCTACTATTTTTCCTACAATATTTCCTACTTCTCCATCTGCATCTTCATATAAATTCCCATTTTCTCCTTCTTCATCATCACAATAATATGTTTTTCCGTCTATTTCTAATTCTATTACTTCTCCATCTTCCTCTTCTTCTAAATCTTCCTCATTTTCCGTTTCTATTTCTTCCTTCTCTTCTTCTTCTTCCTTCTCTTCTTCAACCTCTTCTTTAACCTCTTCCTCCTCTTCTTCCTCTTCTTCCTCTTCTTCTTCTTCATCATCAGTTCTACCCTTACCACAACAACTATCAGTAGCACTATATAGCTTTGATTTACACTCTAAACATGTAGGAAGACAATCATTACATACCCAAATTTCATTTGGGCCATAATCACCTCCTTGTCCAAAACATTCCTCACATACATTTTCCGCATCACATATTTCACAATTATTTAATCCTTGCACTGTTAAACATCGTTCACATTTGAATTCTTCATCAGTTATTTCTTCTTTTTCTGGCTTAACTTCTTCTGATTTGACGGTTGGAAATGTAGGAGAATTTTCCTCTTCCTCTTCTTCCTCTTCCTCTTCCTCTTCTTCCTCTTCCTCTTCCTCTTCCTCTTCCTCTTCCTCTTCCTCTTCCTCTTCCTCTTCATCTTCCTCTTCCTTAATATTTATAATATCAGCTTCAGGTTCAGGTTCAGGTTCAGGTTCAGGTTCAGGTTCAGTAACATCAGATTCAGTTATAGTTACAGTTTTGATAATACAACAAGAGCCTCCAGGGAGAATAGATGGTTTAGCAGTTTGTTCATGACCAAGATCAGAATCAGAATCAGATTCAGAATCAGATGTTAGTTCATCTGTAAATTTATTCGATTCAATATAGGATTTAATATCATCTTTGACTTTACAACAACATTCACAAGTAGATTTTTCATTAATTTCTAATGTAATAGAGTTATTTTTTAAAATATCATAATCAGAATTGAGTTTATTAATATTAGTTTGAACTTTATCAGTAAATTGATTAAATAAATCGTGGAAAGATTCTTGATGGGATTTATGCATAGAAAGTTTCTCTTTTAAAAAATGAACTTCCTCTTTGATAATTTTATAAGAACTAATTTCTTCTTTTAGTGAAGTCATTTCATCTCTAAGAGTTTTATTTTCCAGTGCAATTTGCTTAATAAAAGTTAAAATAAAATCGTTATTATGAACTCTTTTAGAAAATTTATCTTCTATAGTTTGAAAATGTTTATTTGTTATAGACTGGATATCATTATTTAATTGAATCAAATTTAATTCTGGATTTGTAAATTCGCCGATATTCATGTATGATTTTTATTGAATAATTATGTTTAATATGATTTAAAAAATATATTATGAGAAAATATATATGGATTTGAGCAATTCTTTAGTATCTGAAAATGTAATAATAGACCCAAGACAAAATGAAATACAAAGACAGAAATATATTCAAGAAAGAGAAGAATATATAAATAAAGTGAAAGTAGAATCAGTAAATATGATTTGTAGACAAACAGATTATAGTGAAGAAGAGGCTAGAGAGAAATTAGAGAAAAATAATTATAATTACCAAATAGTATTAAATGAGTATTTTGGAATTAAAGAATCTCCAAAAAAAGAACAAACAACAACAAATCAACAGATTTATGGAGAAATTAGAAATTTAATGGATACGGGTGCAAGAAGATTTAGAATGGAACAAGAGAGAGCAAAAGCATATCAAGAGTATATAGATAAACAAAAAAAGAAATAAATTAAATTATAATGAAATATGTAATATAATTTAATTTTTATTGATTCCAAGATTTTCTAATATATTTGTTTTTTTATTCACAGCAGGTTTTCTTTTCATTTTAAAGGATGAATTTGAAGGGATTGTTTTTTTGTTTAAGATAAAATCAGAATTATCTTCATATAATTCTGGAAAAACATTTGATAAAGGCTTTTCAACAACTATTAATAATTGTTGATTATTAAATAATTCTCTATATTCTTTTATAGATAAGTTACCATAATATTTATCCAAAAGATAATGCGGATTTGGTGCAGGTTTAATATTTTTTGAATAATTATAAATTTTACCATATACATGATTTAATAATTGATATCTTTCAAATTTAATGGAAGAATCGATTTTTTCACTCATTAAATAAGCAGCACTACATTGAGGACTACAAAAACATCCATATACTTGATAACAATTTTTAAATTCATTTTTAGGAATAAAAATGGGTGGATTATCAAAATCATATGTGCACCAAAAACATGCTGATCTTTTATCTGAAATATCATTTCTATGTAATTTTACTTTTAAATGATTCAATTTTTTCCATATAATTTTAACATCATCACTATCATCATTTTCCATATTTTCTTCCAAATAATTGTAGTTTAATTCTTCATTATTCTCATTATAATTGTTATCATTATTTAATAAAAAATCTGTTTTATTATCAAAATTAAAACTTTGTATGTTTTCAATATTAGGATTATATTGATAGGTATTATATTGAGTATTATTAATATCTTTTAATGAACATTTCAAGTGTAAAATAATATTTGGTTCATTATTATTTTTAGTTTCAATAGTTATATTTTGTTGGATAATTTTTCCACCTTTAGGTTTTCTACCTCTTTTTTTTGGTGCTGTTTTGACTTCTTCAACTAACGATGTATTAGTAGTTACAATTTCATTAGATTTTTTTCTTCCACGCTTTTTCTTTTCTATATTAGAATTCATATTTTTCTATAATTAACTAAAGAAATGTGAATTTAAATAGTTTTGTTTTATTATTTTTCCAAATAACATTTTCGACATAAAGGAATGTAAATATCATTGCTTCCAATTACTATTTGCTCATTTTCTTGAATGATTCTATGACTAAATATAGCATCATTATTACAATTATTACATCTAGCATATAATTTTTCAATTGAATCACAAAAAGGAATAAGATCTAATATATTACCAAATTTTTGCCTTTTGAAATCTCCATCTAAACCAAAAATACCAACTTTTTTTCCAAATTTTTCAACCAATTCAATAGATTTAATTAAATCTGGAAAGAATTGGGCTTCATCAATTAGAATAATGTTACATGAATTCAAAATAATTGTTTGTTCATTAATAAATTGTTCAATAGAATTATATTTTAAACATTCTATATGTTTTTTGTCATGAGTGCTTACCTGATCTTTGGAATATCTATTTTCTAAACTATGTGTTAAAACAACAACATGTTGTTCATCAGCAATTCCATCTTCATAACATTCAATTAATTTCGACGATTTACCAGCAAACATCGGACCAATATATAAATGTAAACTACCCATAGTTGGTTCTTTCATATTTGAAGAAGTTTCATTTCCCATTATTATATTATTAATATTCAATTTTATTTAAATAAAACTAATTATATTTAAATAATGAGCAGCAATTTTACACCGTGGGTAGAAAAATATAGACCAACATCTTTTGATGAAATTGTATTTGATCCACTAAATAAACAAATATTACAAAATATTATTATAAATAAAACCTTTCCAAATTTATTATTTTATGGACCACCTGGAACAGGTAAGACAACAAGTATTATTAATTTAATAAATGCATATCAAGAATCTCCTAACTGTAAAAATTTGATGATACATTTAAATGCTTCAGATGAACGAGGTATAGATATAATAAGAAATCAAATAAATAGTTTTGTAAATTCGAAAAGTTTATTTAATGATGGGATGAAATTTGTTATTTTAGATGAAGTTGATTATATGACCAAAAATGCCCAAATAGCATTAAAATATTTACTTCAATCTTATAAATCCAAGGTTAGATTTTGTTTAATTTGCAATTATATAAGTAGAATTGATGAAGCGTTACAACATGAATTTGTGCGATTAAGATTTAATCAATTACCAGAAGAAGATATAATAAATTTTTTAACTAACATAAATGAATGTGAAAAATTAGAATATAGTGAAGAAGCATTATTATCAATTCAAAAGCTTTTTAATTCAGATATTAGAAGTATGATTAATTATATGCAATCAAACGAAAAAATAATATCCAATAAAAAAATTATAAAGAATGATCTATGGATAGATTTAATAGAGAGAATTAAAAATAAAGATTATAAAAAAAATTTAGAATATATAAATAGATTAACAATTGAATATAATATAGAAAAGAAACATATTATAAAAAATTTTTTAAATTATATTATACGAAATAAAAAACAATATGTAAATAAAGAATTTTTGGCTTTTATTGAAAATGTTATGCATATTCCTGAATTAAATATTGAATTTATGTTACCCCATTGTTTAATTAAATTAAATAAATTTTTTACATAAAATTAGAGTATCGTGTTGAGCTACTACTTGTATTTCTTCTTATAATACTTTCTTCCTTTTGGTGATTGGTCTCAAACTTTTGATATACTTTATTAATAATTTCTTCTATTTTTGTATTAGGTATTTTATACCATGTTTCTAATATTTTTTCTTTTAATTTTATATCAAAAATCTTTTTATGTATGTCAAGAGTAGTATTAATTTCTATATTGTGATTAATATTGTCTTCATCAACAATGTTAGTAATGTCTGTTACAAAATTAGATAATGTTGTTGGATTAGCAATTATCTTGGAGGTATTATAAAATATTGTATTTGTAGGAATATCTAAACATTGGTATTCTTGAGAAATGAAGGCATATTGATATTCTTCATTAAATAAACAATTACTAAGAACATGAGCTAGATTTTCAGCCAAATGTTCCTGAATAAAACCATTTGAAGTTAACACCGGGAAATGTAGATTTTCTAACTCCTCACTAATTCTACATGCAATTATCTGTCTTACATCTTTGAAGCATTTTTTTTTTAGAGAAATAAACCATGTATTTATAGCAGATTGCAATGGTATAGTCTCTCTTATATGTTTTTCCATTTTATTTAATATAGAATCGGCTAATTCATAAGCATAAAATGTGTTTTTAAAACACACATAACAACATAAACTGCAATAGTTACCCATATTATAATTGAATTTATTTAATCATATTTAAATAGATTCAATTTTTATTTTTTGAAAGAAAAACTTTTATCCATGGTGTCTTTATTGGTTGGACTATAATAATTATCCATTCGTTTCATTAATTTTTCTATAAAGCTATTAGGAGGTGACATTTTAGAAGGATCGATAAAATTGTGATTTAAACTTAACTCCTTACAATTTTCAAAGGATTCAGTTTTTTTAATAGGAACTGGAATTGTTTGTCTTTCATGAATGTAGGAATTCATTTATTTATTATAAATAAAGAAAATAATTGATTCTATTTAAATATAAAAAAATATATTTAAATAAAACAATATAGATACTATAGGTATGGATAACATAGATGATGATTGGGAATCCTTTTTACAAAATGATTATGAAGAGATGGATAATCATGAGGAAAATATAAATAATGGTTATATTAAGAATTTGATTGATTCACAAATGGTAGATGTAAATAATATTCCTAAATGTTCAGATATATATATTTCCACAAAAACAAAAATCTCTTATTTAAACAACAATAATATCAATATTAAAGATGTATTTTGGAATATTCCTATTTTAAATTATACTACACCATGTAACGGAGTTATAAAAAAACAAATTAAATATTCATCTACATCGGAAGATGAAGTAAAATTTATTGAAGAACAATTAAAAAATATTACTTGTTTTGAACAGCAAATTATTGAGCATATTGAGAATCCAGATGGAAGAATAAAATACAAAGATCAACGAAAAATTAGTATTGGAATTTGTAAAAAAGATTTACTTAGTTATAGAAGTAAAAAGAAACGCGCATTCTTTAATTGTTTTGTATTAATATTAAGAATACTAGATAACAATGAATTTAAAGAAATGCATGTTAAGGTGTTTAATACAGGAAAATTGGAAATACCAGGTATTCAAACAGATGAAATGTTAGTTAAATTATTAAATGAATTAATTAGAGTATTAAAACCATTAATCGGTGATGAGTTGGATTATCAATTGGATAAAACTGAAACCGTATTAATTAATTCTAATTTTAATTGTGGTTATTATATTGATAGAGATAAGCTTCATGATATTTTAAAATATAAATATAGAATTAATAGTAATTTTGACGCTTGTTCTTATCCTGGAATTCAATGTAAGTTTTATTTTGATAAAACTATAAAAGGGGAACAAGATGGTCAACAACCCAAACATAAAGATTATTATGAAGTATCCTTTATGATTTTTAGAACGGGTAGTGTATTAGTTGTAGGTAGATGTGATGAATTATCATTAGAGTATATTTATAATTTTCTAAAAAATATATTAGAAACTGAATGTAATTCTATCATTTCTTCTTCGATTGATAATAAATCAACCTTGAATAAAAATAGAAAGAAAAAAATAAGAAGAAAAATATTGTGTTTTGATTAACTACTTAAATAATTAACTATTTTACATGTTGAAAATGAATCTAGTTTTTCGGATAAATTATCTTTATCTATTTTATGTTGGATTGTTTCAATTGATATACTTTTTTTATTTATTTTTTTTGTAATAAAATCAATTAAATATAAATAATTTTTTTTTATAAATGATTTATGATAATGTTTATTGAATAATTCAATAATTTTTAACAAATTAGTTAATTTTAATTGAAAATCTTTATCGGATAATTTAAATTGTATTAATGATTCAACAATTTTATATAATTTTGTAAATACATTTTTTTGTAGATTTGGTAAAAATTTATCATCAAATTCTAGATATTCAATATATTGATTTATAATACAATTATATACATTTACAAATAAACTTAGATTTTTCAATCTTTCTTTTGTTTCTATTGATTCTTCGTATTCTTTTCTATAATCCTGATTTACATCAAATATAGTTTTTTTATATATAAATAGTGTAGCATCTTTGGAGTTTAATTTTAAAAAACTATGATTATCATCTCCAATTTGTCCTATAAATTCTATGTAATATAATATTGATTTTTGTGTATGATAAATTGTTAAATCCAAATTTTTTGTATATAATAATAAAAAATTATAAATATAACATGTATTTTTTATAGCATTTATTAACACATATTTTAAATATATTTCTTTTTGAATATAAATCTGTTCTGTTGCATGTTCTATTAATTCGTGTATTAATCCTATATACTTTAAAAATAAAATACATTCATTTTGCTGTATTTCAGAATTATAATTTTCAATATTATTTAAAATATTATTTTTCATTCTAATAATTAATAATATTAAATTTGATTTATTTATACACAAAATATATTTTTATTAATAATTAGTATTTAAAGAATATTATATAAAGGATTTATATAAATGAGTGCTTTAACTGAATCATCCGAACAACAGTATAGAATGCCGTCCGCAACTTGCTTAACACATGCTTTTAAATTAGCTGTTGTTGAAGATAAAGAAATTAAATCCGATTATTGGACTGATTCCCTTGATAAAAAAGTTATTATTGGGGTAAAAGGAAATCAAGAAAAATTACTTGTAAAAAGTGAAGACGAATATACAAGTCCTATTGCTAAAATTTATAAAGTTGAAAAAGAATATATTATTGTTACTGAAAATTCTATTTACTTAGTATCTGCTGAAATTGACTCCAGTAGAATTTCATAATTTTTCTATTTAAATATAATAAATATATTTAATGTTAAATTTAATATATTTTGTAATAATTTTTATAGATTTTATATATATTTATATAAATGGATATATCAATATATAAAAGTGCATTATCTTCCTTAATTATTCAATTAATTATTGGTTTATTTTCTCTCTATGCTTTATCTATTAAATTAAAACATGACCAACTTATTTTAAATGACATTTTATTATTAGAAACTATAGTTCAAATCATTGAATTCACTTTTTATATTTGGTTAGTTTTCAACTTTTCTAGTATTAAAGTCAATGTTTCACTCATTCGTTATATTGATTGGTTCATAACCACTCCTACTATGCTCTTTTCTATTATTTGCTTTTTTATTTTTCAAAATACTAAATCACCTCAATTATCTATGCTCTCTATTTTTATTAATAATAAACATATTTTATCATGGATTTTTAGTCTAAATGCTTTTATGTTGCTATTAGGATTCTTAGGGGAAATTAATATAATTAAAAAATTTTGGGCAACTATTTTAGGTTTCTTTGGATTAATTGGTTCTTATTACTTAATTTATACTCATTTTGTCGGTGATAATTTGATTAATAATTATCTATTCTGGTTTAATTTTATTTTATGGTGTCTTTATGGTGTTGCTTACATGTTTTCTTTTAAAATAAAAAACATTTTCTATAATATCTTAGATATTTTTGCCAAAAATATTAATGGATTATTGATTATAAGTTATATTTTATATATTACATATTATCAATAAATATCATTGATTTTTATTAACTTTTTTTCATCTATTTCCTTTAACCATTTTATAGTTTCTATATTTTTGTTATACATTGCGTTATTATATGCTTCATTAAGAATAAGAGATCTTTCACTAATATATTCTGGTAATAGATTGAATATGATTTTGGTAATGTCTAAATTTCTATATTCACAACTAATTTCAAATACATTACATATATGACATCTATTCTTGCCACCGGATAAATAAAGCTCTTTTTCCAATAACCATTTTATTACTTCAATATGCCCCATTTTACATGCCAATAATAAAGCATCATTTGGTATATTTTCATCAGCCATATAATCTTTTATTCTAGGTATATCGATATTTGGATCTAATGCAAGTAACCATACTATAATGGGTGAATTATCCATGTATATTTTCGAATATGCAAGATAGTACGCATAATTCATATCAATTCCACTAGTATCAAATATATCTCCATAATTTTCAACTAGTCCATTTAGATTACATGAACTACATAATTTATAAAAAGCAAGTGTATATTCATCACCCATAATTAAGAACTAGTATAAATATTAATCATTATGTTTATTCAATTTTTATTAAATATATTTAAAAATAATATATTTATTATTATAAATGTTGGATAATACCTTTTTCATTAAAATATACAATTTTTTCTTAGGATATATTGCTTTTATTTGCCACTACATTGAAGAACATAAACTTGATATGCCCTTAGAGGATATTATGCAACCTAATCATATTGATAATTAAACAATTATAAATTATTACTTATAATTGTTCATACACTCGCCGGGAATCGAACCCGGTGCTAAACCTTGGAAGGGTTTCATGTTACCACTACACCACGAGTGTCCTTGACAACCACCGCACTTTATAGTTGCCTTCAATTTAAATACTTATTTTGTCTTTAAATTATTTTAAAGCTTAAATATATATGATTTCTAATCAACAATTAATTTTATTTTTTGTTATTATGGCTTTTACTGAAATTACTGCTCAATTTCTTCTTAAAAAAGGCGCTGATCATAAGTCTCATTTTAACATTTATTTTATTTTAGGACTTTTAGCTATTTTAATTACTTATATTTTTCTATATATGGTCATGAGGACTGGTAAACATATTTCTATTATTCATGCTATTCATCATACATCTATAGCTGTGGTTATTGCTATTGGTGCCTATTTTTTATTTTCTCAAAAACTTGAACCTTTACAAATATTTGCTTTATCTCTCGTTATTACTGG